TCGTTGGTTTCAAACTGTATGCCGTAATATAGCGTTGGAAGTTTACGAACAACAAATGGCTGATCCGGAAAACCGTAATAATGACTTACGTGTTGTTCGTCAACGAGATATAGGCAACGGTAGAACCGAAATCAGTTGACAAAATCATAAACTCTATGTAAAGTAATATACAATTACTACGAGGAGTTTATGCAAACCATTAATGACTTAATTGATTTCCTACATGCCGACAAGCCGTATTCCACGCGGCAATATATTGTAAAAACTATTGTTGGTACCCCAGATAATGCCAAAGGTTATTTTTGGGAACAAGTACTAGCAAAGGCAATGAAGGGTCATACTGAATGGATAGGTGGTAATAATAAAGGGTATGACTTTACCGATTTTACTGATGCGATTTTTGCTACTTACTACAGTAGACATGGTATTAACTCTGGTAAAAAGGAAGCATCTGTAGGAATTAAAAATAAAGTAGGATCACTGCGTGTATGTTTGTGTGTACCTGGCAGCGAACGCCATCAAGTTTTCTTTATGCTAATCCCACCACAGGCTTATGAACCTTATGTTTTAGGAAGTTCTGCTATCAAATTTGGGTTAAGTCCTAGAGGCACTCCGACTGGCGCAATGGCAATGTACCGCTGCGATTGGAAAACGGTAATACAGCCCTATCATGATAAAATGGGTAATTTTTCTAGTGACATGCACAAAGAACTAGTATAATATACGTATATTATTCTTGTAAATAGGTGTGCTTGTGAAATACGCTCTTATTGATACAGCCAACATGTTTTTTCGCGCCCGACACATCGCTAGTCGCAATAGCGACACTTGGGAAAAAATTGGTATGGCATTACACTTAAGTCTATCAAGTGTTAATCAATGTGTACGCAAATTTAATATTGATCACGTTGTGTTTTGTCTTGAGGGTCGTAGTTGGCGTAAGGATGTATATCCACAATACAAAGCACATCGTAAAGTCGCTGAATCGGCAATGACTGAAGCCGAGGCTGAAGAAAATAAAATGTTTTGGGAAACGTATGATATGTTTACTACATATCTGCGTGAGAAAACTAACTGCTCTGTATTGCGCCATGAACGGGCTGAGGCAGATGACCTTATCGCAAGATTCATACATCTGCATCCCAACGACGAACATTATATCATTAGCAGCGATACAGATTATGTTCAATTGATTAGTAATAACGTCAAACAATATAACGGTGTTAGTAATCAATTGATTACTCTTGAAGGTTATTTTGATGACAAGAATAAGCCCGTCAAGGACAAGAAAACTGGGGAACACAAGACTCTGGGTGACCCACAGTTTCACTTGTTTGAGAAGATTATGCGCGGTGATGCAGGTGATAATGTATTCAGCGCATACCCCGGTGTACGTACTAAGGGCAATAAAAACAAGGTCGGCTTAACCGAAGCCTATGCTGATCGATATAAGCAAGGCTTTAGTTGGAATAACATGATGCTACAACGTTGGGCAGATCCTGATGGTGTTGAATATCGTGTTAAGGACTTGTATGAGCGCAATAAACTTTTGATTGACTTGACAGCACAACCTGATGATGTTAAGCAGAAGGTCGATGATACTATACGTAATGGATTGCGCGTTACAACCACACCACAAGTTGGCGTACACTTTATGAAGTTTTGTGGTAAGTACGAACTTAACAAGGTTAGTGAGCAGGCAGAGGCATATGCTAAGTGGTTAAATAATCCCTATGTTGGAAAATTATGTACAATATAAAGTCTGAAGCATATAAAAGTTTTTGTCCAGAAGATAAGGGATATAAATTTGTAAAGAATGGCGTAGAATATCCTCGGGCTGTTATTGATGTTTCAGAAAAGTGTCCTTATAGTTATAGAAAAATTGTCATGTTATGCCAAGCAAAGGGCTGGATAAAGCCTATAGCATATGTGCCAACATATGAATATATGTGGGAAGAATTACAGAGGTAAAATATGAATGAACTAGTTGCTAAGCCAATTATAAAAGATACATTTTGGGTCGTTACTGATGGAGATAAAAAAGTAGGAAACGTACAAGCCAATAGTGCTGGTTACGAAGTAATACTCAATGGTAGCATACATCAATACAATAATACTGACGATATTAAAAAGCAAACTAAAATTAAGTTTGTACATCTTAAATCTGATAATAGAAAAATTGAATATCCTTATCCTGAGTATCCAACACCTAAAACTACATATAATGATGTTTTTGATGTTAAGCGCAAACTACATTTATTTACTGAGGCACCCAAAAGTAAGTGTTTACATACAGCAGGTTGGTTTGTATTGACTATGACAGATGCTCCAGAAGTATTATTTTGCCCTAAATACATCTTTATACAGCGATATCCATATATGGGCCCCTTTAAAACTGAGGACGAAGCTAGGGCTGCTATAAATACTTGATGTTGTATATTAAAAAGTTTATTGATAAAGTATCACATATGGAGAGTAAACAAAATAAAGAACTTGTTATTTCCGCTGTTGATGCGCGTGGTGTTAGAGATGAACTCAGTAAGTTATTAAGTGATTTACATACACTTACTTCTGACAGTACAAAAACAGAAGAAGTGATACAAGTTGAAATAGTAGGTGGCAAATTTAAATGAGTAGAAACCAACCAAAAGTAATACTTGAAAACGTAGAGAAGGATACGTACAAAACAGTACAAATTGTTGAGGCGTCAGGTATTTGGGCTGTGTTTTATGATAATCAACCTATTAATTTAAAAAGCAGTCACTATCTTGCTAATGAAACAACACCGAAGTATAAGAAAACTAGTTTCAGTAACCCAGGACATGCAAGGAATTTATGTCGTAAATTAAATGCACAATTTCATACAAACAAGTTTACAGTTATTTTTATGAATAGTGGTCGTCAAGTTTATCCTGATGAGTAAAAAACAAAAAATAACAAATATTATATTAAATAATCTGCCAAATAGTAGCACATTCAAAAACATTCCAGCAGAAAAAACACTTATGCGTTGGTGGGTCACAGGACGCACTAGCAATAATCTACGTTTGACAGAAGAAGGCAAACTAGCGTTTGACCAAGCAGAAATAGAATTTTTTGATTTTCCATTATTTACTGAAAAACAACTTAAAGATTTTAAGATAAACAAAAAAAACATTTTTGAAGGTAGTCAGTTTACAATAAAACTTAAAAAGGTAGACTGCCCCTTTTTTATAGGCATGAAAACTAGTAAAACCAAATCAGCATATATTCGGATATATGATAGTAAGATTGCTTTATTAGTGAGCCTATATGGAAGTTTTATCGAATATTTGGAGAGTAAGATATGAGCGAACAAAAGAAAAATCCAATTATGGATATTTTGGCTAGGAAAAAAGCCCAAAATCAAACACATAAAAATGAATTTCACCCAATTAATGGGCAACAGGGTAAAGTCAATAGTAAGGGATTCGGCGGTCCTGCAGTTGCCCGAAAAGCAGGCAGGGGCAGTTGATTTTGTAAACCATTTAAGTTATACTAAATCATCAGTTTTAACTATTGGTGATTTGTATGCACAAAGTTTCTTATGTAATTGCTAGCATCATACTGTCAGGCTGTGGTGGAGGGTCGGGTAGTAGCCCAAGTAATACTTCAACTTCAGTTGTAACTACACCGACTACTACTCAACAAACTCAAAGGTTTGTTGAAATTACTAATGCACTTAAAATGGAACATCCTTTTAGTAATACTATTACTAAAATGGAAACTCTAGATATTTCCGGAGACGGTCGTGATGATCTTGTAGTGCATCAATGGCAAATGGGTACGAATACAAACAGGGGTAATGATCCCTGTCCAAACGTACTAAAAGTTTATATCATGCAACCTGACAACACATTTAGTGACCAAACAGTAAGTTATGTTCAAGGTAGCACTAATCTTAAAGGTTGTTCACGTAAATTACGTGTGGCTGATATTAACCAAGATAATAAACTAGATGTAGTTTTAGCCATGAATAATGAAGATGGTAGAACTAGTAATGACAGTTCAGATTTTAGTGTTCAAAATTTTGCACTAGTTAGCGATGGTGCTGTTTATTATGGACAATCTTTTGGTTTGCCTCTTTGGTATCATGCTATTGGGGTAGGATACGATAAAGATCACAAGCCTTTCGTTATGGGCGCTGGCTTGAACGGTATGGATACTAATGCCTATTATTTCAGTAATAAAAAATTTACACGTACAGCAGTTAAGGGGCTAGAAAATTTAAGTCCAAACACTTTTGAGTTTATTTCGACATTAGGAGGAAAAAAGCATACAAACATGATATTGCAAAGTAGCAATACATGGCCAAACTTTGCAACTACCGAAGGCTTTATTCAAAATAATGATGGCAGTTGGTCAAAGACTACAGATTATAACTTTGCCCCAGTTGTTGGTATAGTAAAGGGTGTATCTTGGAACACTACGGCAAATACAGCACATATAGTTAAGTATAAAGATTATAATTTGGCATTCGCTGGCATTGCCGATAGTTGTAATAAA